GTATGGAGCTGAATACATAGAAATTGTTGGGTTTGGCCATCCAGCCTGATAATATTTACCATTCACAGATTCACTCCAATATTCGCCTCCTCTAGCTGAAGATGTATTTCCAACTGGTGTGCCAAATGTAACGGGTGATGCTGCTGTAGAAGGTGATAATGTAATTACTGTTGTAGTTGATTTTGGAAATTTCCATACACCACTAGTGGCCGTATTCAAGTTAGGCGCGCCGCCAGCAAGAGTATATATTGAAGTAGGTGATGCCGCTCTTCCTGGCTTATATATTCCAGGCATACTAGGACTCCATCTTCCAGCAGTTATAGTTGTCTGAGAAGTAAAATCGGTATGCATAATATTTCCGCCGTATGTCGGAATAGTCGGCGATTGTGACACGCCCCAAGTAAAATATCCCATTTCGCCAATCATGTCTCGGTTGCCTCTAGAATAAAATGCGCCGGCAATTACTTTAACATTAGTATCTCTTACGTTAAAGTTTGCAAATGGAGCACCTTGAGGTGCAGCTGGAGATGACACAGCTGTAAAACTTATACTTGGATAACCAAGTGGAGTTGCTTGCGGAAGTCCTGGATTAGGTTGAGTCGCAGTTATCGTCCTTAGACCAGCATGGGGCGTGTCTATTTCAAAGTTATAACCTGTAGTAGTTGGACCGTTATATTGTCTAAACGTGATTGGCATTTTATTCTCTATGTAGTATTAAAATGAATGACTGGTCTAGCATATTGAATATTTGGAAAGAAACTTGTCGGAGTTAATGAATTTGAATTGCCAGGATAAACAAAAACATAACTCTGGTTGTTTGGATACGTTGAAGGAGCAGGAGGGCCCCACTCAGCCGCAATTGCAGTGGGACTGGGCGCTAATCCTGTTGGTACCTTCAATTCTTTGACTAAGATATTATGCGCTTTATATGGTGAGTTTTGGCTAATAGCAGTAATTTGAATACTCCCAGTTCCTGGATAAGTAAATGGAGTACTAAAAGGAATAGTAAATGCACCCAATGCGGTTGTTGGTACTACTAGGGGAGTTGGTCCATATACTACTGTTTGAGTCGCTCCTTGAGGAATAGTTGGCGTGGATCCAAAGATAAGACTATTAGTTCTTGGCCAATTATTTTGAGGATGATGACCTATTGCTAGCTGATAATTAGTGTATGTAGTAGCAGCCGTCTCGGTATTCTTGTATATGTATACTGTTGCAGAGTTTAAAGTAACTGGACTACCTGGAGAGAATCCTCCAGCAATTAATTCTGGTTGAGGAAAAGCAAATCTTACTCCTTTAGCCAGAGGGCCTGAACCAAGTATGCCATAATATCCAGGAGCGCGATAATCGTATGTGCCTGATAAAAATTGTCCACCAACTTTATATGGTGGAGTTGATCCAATCGGTTGCGGCGTGTAAGAACCTTCAGCAAGTTCTACGTGAATGGTTCCGGCCGGGTACAAGAAACTTGGAAGATTTATTTCATAATACTCTGGATAAGTTTCTGTTGTTTGATCCGCGGCGTGCGACCAATAAAGGATACCGGGTGAAGTTATAGACCCACTAATAAAGTCTCCTTGCGTGGGAGCAGGATGTTGTGGAAAGTAGAGATCATTTGTGTTCGCAGCTGGTCCAGTAAAACTATATGGAACTTCTACCCCAGCAGCATCCCCACTTACGTTTATATAGAACGATCCTGGATAGCCCTCAATTATCGATTGTGGGTAACCAGCCGCGACGACTGGAGCAGGAGAAGGAATAGTATAGTTGCTTGGGGCTGGGATTGTAGGGTCAAGATAGGGAGCGGGAGAAGTAGATACGTTAACGCTGACAGGTCCGGGAAACGAAATTATGTTCGCAGGTGACAAAGCTGATGGGTCAACATCAACGAATAAGCCCCCACCGGTTGATATTTTATTGGATTCAAAGACAATAGAAGTGCCTTCTGTATTTTCTATTGTTGCTGTATTCGCAGTTGATGAAATTTTAATTGGCATTATTTTTCCTCATATTATACTACAACCGACCCGCCGCTTTTTTTAGGTCTGCGATAGCCGATCCCTTGAGGTGTATGATTGACATAAATGTCTGGTGATGCTGCATAGGGAATTCTATAAAGCCCATAACCATTATTACTATAACTAAAAGAGAACCACATAGCATCCTCACTTGATTCTGTTTTATTTATGGGGCTTAACATCGTAAGAGGATTCCAACCAATAGAAAATCTAAGTCCAGTAATACTTGTACCACTAGCACCAGGCCACCCAATATGTTTCCAAAACAGGCTCCCAGTAGAGGGGTTGAATGGAGCAACCCTACTTTGGCCCGCAACAAGACCTTGAGTAGGTGATTCTACAGTAAATCCACCGTCGACATGGCCGTAGTTGCCTCCTGTATATGGTTGGTATGGAGTGTTAGCATAAGTTGGAGTTGTCCAAATATTATGTGGCTGGCTACCTAAACTAATTGTTGCTGTAGTTTCCCAATCAGTTTCTGACGCAGTTGAGTACCTATTAAATTTTAAAGTGCCTCCGGTGTTGCCGTATTCCGTTTGGCGTGGGCCTGTATGTATATGACCATTATTAGTATATCTAGTATGGTCGGCTCGACTAGTAGTTCTATACGCGCTATATGCTGGGGCGCCATATGGTGCTAATGGAGCGACAGGTATCGCTACTGATACTTGACCAGCGTATGGAAATTTTACCCGGCTGGCTTCCATAGATCCGTTCCATGCGGTTGCCCACGGTGTTCCAGGAGACCTTGGAATTTTAAAATTCAGAGTGGTGGAATATGCATTGCTTGGAGCAGAAGCAACTCTTGTTGCGCCATAGCTTTGTGCTAGATACCCACCAGCGAGGAATATCGGTGCGGGGTTAATATCTTGTGAAACGATATTTGCTGTCGACGATGGTGCTGGTGTAGTTAAAGCATAAGGCATTCTCGCACCACGGAGGGTGATATAGGCTGGATTATAATAGGGATAAAATGGAACCCCACCACCAATCGTTTGCAAATATGCAAATCTACCGTCTGACCAAGTGTCCACACCACTTGGCATATTAGACCCTGATAAAGATCCTATAAGAACTGAAGGAACAGATGGAACAGCAAAAGGATTAAAATCAACAGCATCACCGGCGTATGTGCCGGTTACAAGTGCTGAGGGAACCTGCGGAGATTGTAACCCTGCCATTGTATACAATCTTTCACTGCCAATTTCCCAGGGCTCATCTCCAACTGTCAATTTCAAATCTGCATTTAAATAACCAGGACCTATCTCCCATCCATATGGGCCAAAGGAAGTCATCTTAATTTCTGCTTGATCGTTGGCACGGCCTTTAATTCCAACACTTGCTGCAGGCACTGTTGGAGTAACAGTAGGGCCATATACAGTTGGCGCCACAGGAGCTGTATCAGGTGGAGCTGAAGGGACTCCACCATAAAATACAACAGAATTTCCTGTCATTATAATAGGCATTATCTAAGAGTTCCTTCTGCTTCCATTTGAGTATAAGTTGAAACATAATGATTATAAGTTTCAATTGCAACAGCTGCGCATGAATCATCACTCATCTTTAGTGGATAACCATCTGCGTCATATCCCCAAGGCTGATCGGCGCTATCAAGGAATATGAAAGCACTAGGCATACTTTCCTTTAATTGCAGTGATCTAGCAATGTATGATGCGCTATCTAAAAATACAATACCATCTGGAACATAGGTTTCAGTGAGAAAAATTTCACTAATCCATCCAACATAAGTCATATCTGAATCATTATGATCTAAACCGCCAAGTGAAATAAATCCCGGCTCAATAGGAGATTTATCTAATGGATTCCTATGATTTCTATATTCCACTAAACGACCCATTTGTTTACTCCTCAGATTTTTCTAAACGTGCTACTTTTTTAATTGAAGAAGCTCCTTCGATTGGTTCATCTCTAAATCCGGCCATTTCAGATCTAATTTCACTAACTTTAAGATTTTCTGCCAATTCTTTTGCTAATGAAGTGACAAATATTTTAAGCTCTCTGGTGTCCCATGATTCTGATATAGCTTCTTTTTCTAAATAATTTTTAATTGCCATTAACAATTTTGATGGGTTTATTCCAATTTGTTCAGCATACTCTTGCTCACCTTTAGAAATCATACCATATTGTCTTACGTCTCTTATACACTGATTAATTGATTTCACCATGTGCTGGTATGGTTGATTTTTTTCAACATCATATTCACTAATATCCGAAACCCTTTGATTTAATTGATCATATGAATCTTTTAGAGCAATCATATCTTTCATAGTGCCTTCTAGCATTCTTTTGTTTTCCTCAGCACTTTCTCTCATTTGAGCCAAAGACATGATAATTTTCATTTTTTTAAATCTGTGCATTTCATTTTTTGTTTCATCAAGTTGAGATAGCCTCCACTCTAATTCAGCAATTTTAACTTGAGTTTCAATAGCGCCCCATTTAGCACCATTTAAGATACTTGCTTTGTTACTAAGTTCTGCAGATATTTGTCTCATATTAATAACGTCATCAAGCGCTGAAAAATTAATATGTTTCCATGCAAATTGAGTATGGCCATGATTCCAAATCTCATGAAGATCAGATGCAATGTCCATTGTTTGTTGACATATTACAGCATTTTCAGCTAAAGTTTTTCCTCCAAAGCTTTCTTGATTTTCTAAAAATTTTCCACCAATTACTTCATCTAATGGTACGGTGAAATTGTCATAATCTTTAGATGCCAAAAATTGATCTACTTTATCAATTATTGTCATTGCAGGAGTTGTCGCTTCTGCCAGTTCATTTTTCGCTTTCTTTGCCATTATAAACCCTTCATTTATCTAAAACGTTTGTTTCCATGAATCCAAACAACTATACAATGTCTTGTTCCTTTTGTTATAGGTTTCACTGTGTGTATAGAGTAGCTTGGAAACATATTAATTGTCCCTTGCTTTTTGGAAGCTTCCAGTTCCATTCCATTGTTATTTATAACAAGTTCGCACCCTTCATACTCTGAAGGATCTGTTAATTGTACAACTACGGATAGTTTTCTAGTTGCAGATTCACCAGGGCCACAATCAGCATGCCAATTATAATGATCTGGAACGCTAGAGTTTTCATCATGTTTATATTCTAGTAATTGAAGTTCTCCTAAGAATCCAGTTAATTCGAAGTCATAATAAAACTTATTTGCTATAGAAACCGAAGAAATAATTTTGTTATAGATATGAATAAATCTTTCGTCTTTTGGAATAGCATATATTTTACAACTTCTAATTTCTTTTGTAACTGAAGAACCCGTCATATTGGATCCAACGCCGGCATCTACAGCATATTGTTTATTAACAATTTCATCTATTAAAAGTTTACAATCTTCAGGTGTAAGTGTAAAATCATGATTTGTTTCATCTGGCTCAATTCCCATATAACCAGGAACATCATAATCATGAGAATTTAAAACAGTAAAACCGTTATGATGAAGATTTCCAAATGTCATAAGCTGCTGATTAGCATATCCTCTTAAATCTTTGAAAATATCAGGTTCAGGTCTTTCTGCCGGATTTTCTTTCTTTTCACCTAAATTATTTCTTCCATCTTTATGCAGATCTTTATGGGGTCCATTTGCATCAACATAATGGAAAAATACTTGAACTTGCCATTCGCCTTTAAATGGATCTCTCCAGTGATCCAATTCGCATCCTTTATAAACAATCATATCACCTCTATCTATGATGACATTACGTTCACTGCCCATATGAATTGGCCAAATTGGATAATCAGCGAAATCAATCGTCATCGTAGCGCTGATTTCGCATGAAGGACGATCTTTATGAATTTTTAATTCTTCACCTTTTCTATAAATTCTAGCATATGTGTATGTTGGAAGAAGTTCATAACCAATATATTCTCCGATTGGTTTTGCAAAATCTTCTAGCATCTTATCCCAAATTGGATCACCATATATTGAATCAGAAAGAGGGCACTGAGGATCTTTACTTAATTTTCCTTGTTCAAATAAATCGAACATGTGCTTTGAAAGTTTTTTACATTCTTCTTCATTAACAACTTCTGTAATTACACACATTCCATGTCGTTCAAAAATTTCTTTTGGAGTCAGCGCACCTTGAACTTGACGTTCTGATCGCGCTTCTAGTGGCGCGCTTGTTGCCGATTGTTTCTCAATATTTTCTTTGTGTGTCATCCGTTGTTGTTCAACTGATGCTGGTAGTTTTCCTAAATTCAACATTATCTTATTCCTTTAAATCATTAACCATCTATCATTTTCTAAAGTCCATCGCACAACTTCTTCAATTCTTCGTTCAACTCTTTTTGGACTCCAACCCATCCGCGCCATACGATCCCCACTAAGAGCATAACGAAGATCATGGCCAGGACGGCTAGAATGGAAATCCATAAATTCATAATATAATTCCTTTCCTTGAGCATCAGCAATCATTTGTGCTAATTCTAGGTTATTTATTTCTGTAGCTCCACAGATGTTAAACTTAGGGCATTTAATGCCAGAGTTGTTTGTCATATCTAAAGTATTCTTATTTTCTAGTAAGAATAAAGTAGCATCAGCTACATCTTCTGCGTGAATATAATGGCGCGATCCTGGTATAGTTTTAGATGCATCACTGTGAATTGTTACTGTTTCTCCATCTCTCGCTTTTTTAATACAAAGAGGAATAAACTTTTCTGGATGTTGTCTTTGTCCAAATACATTCATTGTGTGTGTAATGTATATAGGCATGCTATAAGTATTTTGATAAGCGACTGCTAGTTCTTCACCACCAGCTTTTGATGCGGAATATGGATTAGTACAATTATAACGATCATACTCATCATATTTAATTCCATCAGGGGCGGGCCCAAATACTTCATCAGTTGAGAAATATAAAAAGCGTTCTAAATTATCTTGCTGTTTGGCAAATTCCAATACATTACATGTGCCAACAACATTATCCATAACAAATTCCATTGGTCTCTCAATGGATCTATCAACATGAGAACCAGCGGCTAAATGAGCAACGATGTCAATTTTACCAATGTCAGATTTAAGCATTGGGTTAATTTCAGCTTTAAAATCGTGGTAAATTGTGCGAACTCTTTTACGTTCTGCTGGAGTATAATCTTGCAATAAATCGTGCAAGCGGTTTAAGTTACCACTATAATCTAGACGATCTAGAGTAACAATTTCCCAATCAGTTCTTTTAAGTACTTGACCAATTAGATGATGGGCAATAAAACCAGCACCACCAGTAATTAAAATTCTTTTCATTCATTCACCTTTTAAATATTCAAAACATGCGGGTATCGCGGTTCATCTTGTTTTACTGCTGTTAGCCATGCGGTTGTGACCAACACTTGTAAATTTTGCATCCATTCATTTGGATAATATGTTTCTTTACGAAATTCTTGAAAACGAATTGAATCATTATCTATAAAATCTCCTAAGTATTTATCTGTATAATATAAGAAGCTATTTTCATTCCAATAACTTACATGTGTTGGATCTTGAAATGCTCCTCGTCCATCTGTACTTGGAACTTCAATAAAGGCCCAACCACCATGAGCTAATACTCTATGAATTTCACCCATGATTTTTGTTTTATCTTCTAAGTGTTCTAATATATGACTTGCATTTAACACACCAACACTATTATCAGGTAATGGGATTCCATTATTTAAATCAGCTACTGTATCTGCTGTTTCACGAATATCTACAGTATGATAACCAGGATATGGATTTAAACCTCCACCAATATCTACACATAATAATCCTCGATGCTGAGCATCTCTTTCTGCTAGCCTTTGGCCATATTCTCTAAATAGATCTACAGTTTTTACTTGAATTGCTTCATTACGCTCTAACCATGTATTATTACCAGTAATTCTGTAAATGTAAAGGACTTTTGGTACACGTTTCATTTTAGTAATGAGATATGTGCGCATCATAAGTTCATGGTCATCGCAAATAGAAAGCTCGGGATTATGTCCACCAACTTCAATATAGACTTCTTTTCTCCAAGAACGAACATGGTCTGGAGCATACCATATGTAGCTTAAAGCTTGAGCGGTTGGTTCAAAACTATGCATTGCTGGCAAAGTCTGGCCTTTCCATTCAAATTCACGCCATGTCCAGCCGCCGGATGAATCATATGGAATAAACTCGCCTTCCATTTGTAATACAGCATTATCACTGTATACGAATCCAACTTCTGGATCAGATTCATATGCTTTTTTTAATTCTTCCAAACAATCTGGAGTAATTAAATCATCATGATCTACTTCTACTAAAACATCGCCAGTGCCAATACTAAATGCTGCGTTTTTGATTGCACCAATATTTGTATCAGTATCATGAGTCCTAAATACAATTACTTGAGGATGATTTTTAATTTGATCCGGAATATGCTCAACTTGAATTTTATTATTTAAATATAAAATCCATTCCCAATCTTTGTATGTTTGATTAAGAACACAATCAAATAATTCTAAAAGAAAAGGAATATTTCCTGGATCATGTTCAGGTGTAATAATACTAAATTTCATAATATACTATCCTGGTTTGAAAAGTCTATACTTTTATTATATACTGTTTTTCTGGAATGTAAACCACTAAATTACGTGTCGTACCAAATAACCGCATGTGGATCTGATTTTTCTTCTTCTGGTCTATCTTGCGTATAATAGTATAATGCAAGTGAATATCTGGATACAGTTTCAGGACACTGGAGAGGCTCTGGATGTCCATGAAATGCGTCGTCTGTGATATTAAATATTACTGCTCTATTAAAAATAGGTTCTACTTTAACACAACATTTTGATAAATCTTTATCCCATAATTCAAGGTGTCCATTCCATTCTGGATTCCAATCTTCATTTAAATAAATCAAAACATTAATTCTACGATGAAGGTTGTTAACAAAATTTACATTAAAATCTGCATGGATACCTAACTTCCCACCTCTTGAAATTTTATGTATTCCTGCGCCTAACCAGTTTTCATCGGGTAATAATCCTTGAATACCAGTTAAATCTTGAAGAAAGTTTATTACTGTTTCAGAATACATATAATCTAAAATAAGTTTTGTTTTTGGAGCATACTTACCTAAGATTTCCACATCATCTGGAACTGCTACCACATCAGGAGCGTATTGTTTTAAAATTTGATAGTCTTCTACCCATTCTGTGTTATCTTGTCTCCAGTGTTGATAGTTTTCTATTTCAGGTATAGCTTGTTTTAGGATCCAAGGATCTAAGAAATTATCTAATATGGTATGAGGAAAGGGGTATGCTTCTCTATAAGAGGCAATCGATGTGTCTAGTACTGAAAGGATTTGATTGTTTATCATGTTTAGTCAAAAAAGAATAAGTGTGTAAGTCTACCATCTTCTAAATCAGATCCAAAATACTCTCCAGCAGAATGGATATGTCTTGCATCGAAGATAGCAAGGCGATTAAAAATGTTGCCGACTATATCAACATTATGAAACTTAGTTGAATCAAAAAAGTTTCCATTAAATGCGCCGTCGATAATATCAGCATCTTCTATACTATGTCTAGCATTATTTATCTTTGAAATATGAAGCCTAGTTCCGCTCTCATATGGTGCATCAGGTGATAAGTAAATCATACCAGCCCAACGCTGTTCATCAAAATGCCAAACTTGTGGGTCAGAAGCACGAGTTACTTGGAAAACTCCATTCATACCACCTTCCCAATCTACAATTTTCTCTCCAATAATATTTTCAAATTTATGTTTAAGTTCTATTGGTCTATATTTTTCTAAAGATCTATATCCTTTGTACCACTCAGATCCGTCTTCAAAGGTTAGATTATTAAGAGCCCAATCTCTAATTTCATAAGGATTTTCATAAAAATTATCTACAACCCAAACTCTTTTTGTTGGAATCTTATTAATTGAAAATATATTATTAGATTCTTTTTCTTCAGTTGAATGCCATTCTACTAATTGTAAAGCTTCACCATGTAACCTTTGTACATCCCCGGTTCCATCAACATAATGCTGCCGATCAATAAAATTGCAGTATTGAGGAAATGGAAACTTGCGATCCGGATCCATCATCACTGTTGTTGTTTCTAGCATTTTATCATATTGTTTTGTTTCTTTATATAATTTTACTAGCATCCATAGATGATCGTTTCTTCCAGGAGCAAATCTTTCTAATGGTTTTAATGTAGTAATAGCTTCTTCATTTTTACCCATAAAAATATATGCTTCAGCTGCCATGATGCCAGCCATATAGCACATCTCATCCACACCTACATTACCATTTTTATCTTTAAAAACTTTAGTAATATATTCATTTAAATACCAAATTGATCGTCTAGCATATTCATCAGCATGTCTTTTTTCTAATGGAAATGCAGATGATTCCATTGCATCTCTATAGCTTTTACCAATATACCAAAAGTGATACATATTTTCTAAAAGATTTTGCTCACGAATAAGTTTTTCTTCAAGTACAAGAGAATCTGAAATAAATTTAGTTGGAACTGACCAAGACATTCCAGAATTTGATCCAATTTGATTAAACCCTATTTGAAGCGGATAAGTATTATATTCATGGTCAATTTCTGGATCTAAACAATAAATGGTTTCATGGCATGGATCGTGGTTAAACGCCCATTGCATATTTGCATTCCATAACCATGTTCTATAATATACAGCTGAACCAGAAATTGCTGGAATATTAAATCCATGAACTGTTTTATCATTAAATACGGACCAATCAAAATCATCATAAACTTCTAATGTTTCATCGCAATCCATTTTAAGAATCCAATCACAACCATGATCGACTTCATTTTGGCAATAACGAATTAAATGATCTCTATTCCAGCCAAATCCTTTCCAGCCTTCTTCAACTTTATAAAGAACACCTGGAATATTATTCTCAGCAGCCCATTCATTTACAATATCAGGAGAACCATCTGTAGATCCATTATCTTGAATTACATAATAATCAATATATCCAACTACAGAATCAAGCATGTTTCGAAGAACATGTGCTTCGTTCTTAAACATGGCTACCATAACAATTTTACATTCTTTATTCATGATGTTTTCTCAGCACGTTTCTTAATAAATTCAAGGATCTTATCGTTATTTATTTGATCTTCTCGTGGACTATATAATGCTCTAGGTCTATCAACAGCACTCTCTTGTATTGGCGACAAATAATACATTGCAATGCTTTTTCGGTATATTCCTTGAGGACATTTAATTGTTTCTGGAAATCCATGCCATGAATTTTGAGTGGTATCAAACAAAACAGCTCTATTAAATACACAATCAATAGATACTTCTTTTTTCTTTGCTTGATTTAATTCTTCATTATGGCTCCAAAATTCTAAATTTCCACCCCATTCTTTTTTCCAGTTTGGAGTAAGATAGATTATAATGTTCCATTTCCTTTGCATATTAGCTAGTGGATGAATAGAATAATCTTGATGAATATTTAAATGATCTCCACTTTTGCTCATATGCCAACCAGCACCATGTAATCCATAATCAGGCTTAAGACATGCATCCCCGGTTAGCTTTCTTAATTTATCAGTAAACTTTTCGCAACATAATGATAAAAATAACTGATAAGTTTCCGGTGGAAAAGATCCCCAGTTTTGAATAGCCTTTTTTCTTTCTAATGGATTGTCATAAGCAAACCATTTTTTAGAAGAATGTGAAGGGAACTGTTTTGATAAAGTATGTGCTAAATCAGCTTTTAAAAAATTGTCTATCACGAAGTATTTAAAAGGAACATCATACTCTTTTGCTTGCGCTAAATCCATTTAGGGCCTTCAAACCACGCAGCAATACTATATCTAGTTCCTCTCGTAACTGGATTTGCTTTGTGTTTTAAGACTGAAGGAAAATAGATAAAAGTTCCTTGAGCTCTGTAATCTTTTGGATCTGGTGGATTAGAAGAATCTACAATTTCTAAATCACCACCATCATAGTCATTTGGATCCGATAATTGCAATACACATGATATTTTTCTATGATGTGTTGGATCGCCATTCATCCAAAAAGTATCTACATGCTCTTTATATTCGCCTTGAATAGATGCATCATATTCTGCAAATTGTACAAAATCAAGTCTATTAACGTGGATATTAAAGAAATCTTTATTTGCTTGAATTTGTGTTTTCCATAAAGCATCAAATAATTTTTGAAATCTCCAATCACCTGCTTGAATAAATGATACTTTACTTTTACGATATTCCGTAAGATGAGCATCTTCACCCAAACCAACTACTGCATCTTGTGATGGTAATAGTTTTGCTTGAGCGATTATTTCTTCACAGTCTTGTTTATTTAAATACGATTCAAAATAACACCAATCACCTTGCCATGCCATAAATCACCTCAAAAATTAAATTTTATTCTACGTTAAAATTAACATACATATGAATAGTTGTTTCATCCACATTATATACTAATTGCGCTGCTTCATTTACAGTTGCACCATCTTCAGCTTCAGTAGCAGCTGCTGCTGCTGTAAATGTTCCATCAACCATAGTTAATTTCCACCATCCAGAAGCATTTACTGAAGCGTCTACTGCAGTTTCGTTTTCATTGAAGAAACCTTCTTTAGAATGTGTTTCTATATCTTGTGTAGAAAGATCTATTGCCATTTCTTTATTTTCCTATTCTAGATTTTAAATCATCTATTTGATTTTTTTGTTCCTTTAGTGCTTCAATTAATAAAGGAATTACTCTTGGATAGTCCACTGTTAAATACTTCTCGCCAGAAATACTATGTCCATGCTTATTTATATCAAACGGAGCACCTCTAAGTACTTCAGGTAAAGCCTGTTCTAATTCTTGAGCAATCAGGCCAATTTTCCGTCCAGAAAAGTCATTTGCAATATTTTTTGCTAATTCATTTGGAGAATAATAATAACCATTTAATTTGCTAATTCTTTTTATAGGATTATCTATTGGCCCTTTTACATTTTTTAATCTAATATCAGAGTAACCTGCTGTAATATAACTTGCTGCTCTAATATCTCCAACTCCCATTGAAGTTGATGCTGGTGCTGGAGATCCAACTAATAGTTTATCTACTTGAGTTGTTGTTCCAGCTACGCCGGCGTATCCCTGATAACCTTGAGCACCTTGTCTACCAGCAACACCTGAAGGACCAGTTACTCCAGTTGGACCCTGTGGTCCACGCGAACCTTGAGGACCTGTCCCTGTCGCTGCTCCTTGCGGCCCTTGCGGTCCTCTAGGACCCTGTGGTCCTTGTGTACCTTGATAACCAGATGCTCCGCCATAACCCTGAACGCCTTGATAACCCTGAACACCTTGACGGCCAGTAACACCTTGACGGCCAGCAACACCACCTCTACCAGTTGCTCCTGCTGGTCCTTGATAACCCTGAACACCTTGATAACCCTGAACACCTTGATAACCTTGTCGACCAGCCACACCAGTTACACCAATTCTACCGGTTGGACCTTGTGGTCCTCTAGCACCTTGTGGTCCTCTAGCACCTTGCGCACCCTGATAACCAGTATATCCCTGAACACCTTGACGACCTTGACGACCAGAACCACCTTGAGCACCAACTGCACCCTGTGCTCCTGCTGGACCCTGTGGTCCTTGAGGACCCTGAGTACCTTGATAACCAGTATATCCCTGAACACCCTGATGACCTTGTCTACCAGCTACACCCGTTGCACCAGTTGATCCCTGACGACCAGCTGCTCCCTGTGGTCCTTGCGGTCCTTGAGGACCCTGATAACCAGTATATCCCTGAACACCCTGAACACCTTGTCGACCACCAACACCTTGTCGGCCAGTAGCACCAGTAGATCCTTGAGGTCCCTGTGGACCTTGTGGTCCTTGAACACCAGTATATCCTTGAACACCTTGATAACCTTGTCGACCTTGGAAACCAGTTGCATTTGATACTCCAGCTGCTCCCTGAACACCTTGTGGACCTTGTGGTCCTCTAGCACCTTGCGGTCCTTGTGTACCTTGTCGGCCTTGGAAACCAGCTACACCACTAGTTGCACCTGTTACACCACCAACACCAGTTCTACCACCAACACCAGTTGCTCCTGTTGGATTTGTACCCTGTCTTCCAGCTGGTCCCTGAGGACCTTGAGGACCTTGAACACCCTGCGGACCAGATGGTCCTTGTGTACCATTTGTTCCTTGAACACCTTGCGGACCGGCAGCACCCTGAGCACCCTGCGGACCAGTACCAACTAAAGTTGTTGGACCTATCCAATTACCATCACTATCAATTACTGGGATATTTGAACTACCTCTGATAGTTAATCCATTTTTTATGTCAAACTTTTTAGTCGCCATTTAACAATACCCTAGATAGTTCTTCTATTTCTTCTTGTTGTTCTTTTATAGCTTCAACTAATAAAGGAACAATGTGTTCATAACGCACTGTTAAATATTTATCGTCTGTATTGTCTCTTAAGTTAAAAGGAGCATCTTCAATAACTTCAGGTAATATTTTATTTACTTCTTGAGCAATTAATCCAACTTGTGTTCTATAATCATGGTATCCATATTTTTCAGCAAATTCATTTTGAGTATAAAATACACCATTTAAATTCTTTATTTTTACATTTGGATCTTTAATATATTCAATTTTATCTTTTAATCTAATATCTGAATAATATGATACAATGTTACCAGATGCTCTTAGATCTCCAGTTGGTCCAGCTGGAGTTCCAACGCCAAATGCTAATACTTGAGCAGTATTAGTAACTGCTCCAGCAGCACCCTGAGCACCAGCCACACCAGTTGGTCCTCCTCCTCCTTGTGGTCCTCTAGCACCTTGAGTTCCCTGATAACCTTGAGCACCCTGTGGTCCTTGCGGTCCTCTAGCACCTTGATAACCAGCATATCCCTGAACGCCTTGGAAACCAGTTCTACCTGTCGGACCAGTAGTAGCACTTGCTGCACCACTAACACCACCAACACCAGTAACACCTGTTGAACCTTGTGGTCCTCTAGAACCCTGTGGTCCACGCGAACCTTGAGGACCTTGAACACCTTGAGTACCTGTTACACCACCAACACCTGTTACACCACCAACACCAGTTGCACCGGTCGATCCCTGTGGTCCTCTAGCACCTTGAGTTCCCTGATAACCTTGAACACCTTGGTAGCCTTGAACACCAGCAACACTACTTGAAGCACCGGTGGATCCGCCTACTCCTCCAACACCGGTTGGACCTTGTGGTCCCCGTGGTCCTGTCCCGCCTTGAGCACCATTTGATCCTTGTCTGCCTTGATAACCTGCTACACTACTTGAAGCACCGGTGGACCCGCCTACTCCTCCAACACCAGTTGGACCTTGAGGACCTCTTGGACCTTGTGTTCCTTGAGCACCAACTGCACCCTGTCTACCTTGATACCCAGCAACACTACTTGAAGCACCGGTGGATCCACCGACCCCGCCAACACCGGTTGGTCCTTGCGGTCCTCTAGCACCTTGCGGTCCTTGTGTACCTTGTCGACCCTGATAACCTTGAAACCCTGTTACGCCACTAGTTGGACCTGTTACACCACCAACACCAGTTCTACCTCCAGCACCAGTTGGTCCAGCAGAACCTTGAACACCTTGTGCACCTTGTACACCAGTATATCCTTGAACACCCTGATAACCTTGAACACCTGCAACTCCAGTTGCACCTGTTGGTCCAGCAGAACCTTGTGGCCCACGAGCACCTTGTGGTCCTTGTGGTCCCTGAGGACCTTGTATCCCTTGAGCACCAACTGCACCTTGAGCACCTTGGCGACCTTGGAACCCAGCAACTCCGGTTGCACCCTGTGGACCTTGAGATCCATCTAATCCAGATCTACCCTGTGGTCCTTGAGCACCTTGTCTACCCTGTGGTCCTTGAGGACCTCTAATATTAACAGCGCTAGCAACCCACTTTCCGGTATTGTCAATGACATCTGTGCCATTAACAGTAACTCCTTCTTGAACTATAAAGGGTTTCTTAGCCATTTACTTCTCTTTGCTCTACTTTTTGCTTCAATATATTTATTTGTGCTTGTTGTTCTTTTATAGCTTGTAACAATAGAGCAACTACTCGATCATACTTTACAGTAAGATAATTATTTCCATTATCTAATTCTTCAGCTAATGCTGCTTTGGTTACTAATTCTGGAGCGATTGCTTCTATTTGTTGAGCAATCAAGCCAATTTGTCTTCTTCCAGTATCCAAACCTAATTTCTTTCCGGTTTCATTTGTTCTAAAATAAATTCCAGTAATAGACTTTAATTTATCAACTGCGTCTTTAATAATTTCAATTTCATGTTTTAATCTTTTGTCAGAATATCCAGCAGTAATAGATCCAGTTGCTTGAATTGTTCCAGTAGGAGAAGCTGCTCCAATATTTACTGAAAGATAGCTATGTGTAACAGTAGCAGGATTGTATCCACCACTTGCAGATGAAGTTCCTTGTGGACCTTGTGGTCCTCTAGATCCCTGGGCACCCTGATAACCCTGAGCACCAGCCTTACCTTGAACACCAGATCTACCAGTATATCCTGTGTAAGATGCTGGTCCACCAGGACCAGTTGCACCACCAACACCAGTTGCTCCTGCTGGTCCTGTAGGACCCTGTGGACCTCTTGCTCCCTGTGGTCCTCTAGCGCCTTGCGGTCCTCTTGGTCCCTGATAACCCTGAACACCCTGATAACCCTGAACACCCTGATGACCTTGTCTACCAGTTGCTCCCTGTGGTCCTCTAGAACCCTGTGGTCCTCTTGATCCCTGTGGTCCCTGAGTTCCCTGGTAGCCTTGAACACCTTGACGACCTTGCGCGCCTCCGACACCTTGTCGGCCAGTAGCACCATTTGGTCCTACCGGTCCTTGAGGTCCCTGTGGTCCACGAGCACCCTGAGTTCCTTGATAACCAAGAGGTCCTCTTGTGCCGGCAACACCAAGTTCAGCAGTGTGTTGATACCATGTTGAACCAGCAGATTCTGATGGCTTTTTCCAAAAGACTCTCATACCTTCGCCACCACCATACTCTTGAGTACGAGCTCTAAACGTATATGTAGTACCAGCGGTTAAAGAAATGGTTCCTGTAGTTGTTCCTAAAGCTGGAGTACCTCTTCCGCCATAAAAACTAGCCACATTAGTATTATTAATAAACAAGTCAATAGCATCATCAGATTCTGCAGTAAACGTGTAAGTACCAGTTTCAAGAGGTCTGAACGTACCTGAAACTATTACAGAAAAATAATTACCAGAATTTGGTACTGATATTCCAGCACCAGTCAAAGTAGTATAATTTGTCCAATTTAAAATTGTAGTTATTGCAGCTGAACCAGAGCTGTGCAAAGTTGTGTTTGAATAGTTTGTATTGAAATACGCATCAAAGTTTGTAGAGTTTGTAGGAAAATTTGAGTATTGACTAGTGTTACCGCTGCCACCATGAGTTGAATATATTTGATAAGTTACTGTGCCGGCACCTGGAACTCCACCTTGACGACCAGATGCTCCAGTTGGTCCTACCGGACCCTGCGGTCCTTGTGGTCCTCTAGCACCCTGTGTTCCCTGGTATCCTTGAACACCCTGACGACCAGCAGCACCCTGAGCACCTTGTCGACCAGTCGCACCAGTTGGTCCTACTGGACCTTGCGGTCCCTGTGGTCCACGAGCACCCTGAGTTCCCTGGTAGCCTTGAACACCCTGATAACCTTGAACACCGGCAACACCAGTTCTACCTGTTGCTCCAGTGGGTCCAGCGCCACCCTGTGGCCCTCTTGAACCTTGTGGTCCCTGTGGTCCCTGAGGACCTTGTGCACCTTGGACACCCTGCCGGCCAGCAGCACCTTGAACACCACCGACACCTTGTCTACCAGTTGCACCAGTAGATCCTTGAGGTCCCTGTGGACCTTGAACACCAGTATATCCTTGAACACCTTGAAAACCTTGTCGACCTTGGAAACCTTGAGGACCAGCTGATCCAGCAGAACCTTGGACACCTTGAGCACCCCCAGCACCAGTTGCTCCACCCGGTCCTTGAAAGCCTGCAACTCCAAGAATACCAGCTACACCCTGCCTACCCTGAGCACCACTAACTCCAGTATCTCCTTGATAACCAGAGATTCCAGTTGTTGATCCAACCCATTGCCCATCTGAGTCAATAACTCTATTGTTACCGACTCTCAGTTCCTGATCTTTTATTATAAATGGTTTTTTTACCATTTAATTACACCTTCCTCGCCACCGGGAAAATTATTATGCATCAATTAATGTAAGAGAAACATTGAACACCGTGCTATTTGATGACGCTGGTGTTGCTAGTATTCTTACATTTCCTCCACTTACATCTACATCATATGTAGCTAAACTTGTATTTGTTAAGACTGTACCATATTCTGAATGAGAAGCACTTGTTCCATTATGTACTATTAAGAATTTAGTTATATGTCTATTCGATCCATCTTTTGCTGTAACTACTGCCTCTGCTGAACCATATGTTGTTGCAGAGAATGTAGCAACTGCAGTTTGAGAAACTGTTGCGGTAGTAGTAGTTTGAGAATTAATTACAAATTCATCTAATTGTATATTACCTTGGAATGTAACATTGCTAGTATATGTACCACCAGCAAACGTAGGTGATGCTGAAGTAGCAACATCTTGTCCAATCGCAATATCATTAGCATTAACAGTAACACCAGTACCAGCTCCAACATTAATTGTTCTGCTAGCAGCTATTGTACCACCACCAGTTAGACCGTTACCGGCTGTTATTGATACACCACTGTGAGCAATATGCTCATCAGCTACAAAGCCTGATAAGTTATTATGTATTACGTTAGCTTCATCTACATCAAATGCACCAGTAGATGAGTTATAGTTTACGCCAGCTGAACCACTAAACATTCCTCTAACATTAGCAGAGTCGATTTGAATATCGTTAGCGTTAGCAATAATACCGTTACCACCAACAACATTCAGTGTTCTGCTAGCAGCTATTGTACCACCACCAGTTAAACCTGTACCAGCAGTAATTGTTACTCCGGAGTGAGCAATATGCTCATCAGCCACAAAGCCTGTTGTATTATCATGATTAACAAGATTAGAATTAATTAATGTTCTAGTTTCATATGATCCGCCATCTGCTGTATTAATGGTAAATATTGCAGTGTCAGAATCCCAAGTAGTGCTAGAAACACCAGCAACAGATACTGTGCCGGCAGAATCAATAAATCCACTAGCATCAATTGTTAAGACTGGGACTAATGAAGCCGAACCATATGTACCAGCTGCGACCGTTGTATTTGCAGATCTATCAAAGTCAGCAGTAATTGTACCTGCACTAAAGTTACCAGATGCATCACGAGCTACGATAGCAGAAGCTGTATTTGCACTTGTTGCTGTTGTTGCGCCATTTTGTACTTTACCAGCAGTACTAATCGTAGCCAGTTTAGTATCTACAATGGCTGCAGTTGGACTAATATCGCCATTTACAATTGAATTAGGATTATAGGCAGTGGTAAGTTGTATGTTACCTGTACCATCGAATGATACTGCACTTGCAGTAATGTCACCTGTTAGACTAAAGTTTCTAGCGGTTTGTAATCTTGTAGCTGTCGTTGCATTACCTGAAAGTGCACCATTAAATGTTGTACCATAAAAATCTTTACCTCTAACATCGCCATATTGGAAAGTGGGTGCTGATCTATCAATAGGTGCCGTTGGTTCTGACTCATATTGTCCTACAAAAGTCCACTCATCTTCAGACGCATCCCAATACAAACCGATATGTGTATAACCGTTCCCAGCATCACCTTCATTTTTATTAGAGAATAAGCCAGTGTCAGTATTAAGTGCACTGGCTGTACCAGTCCATTTATCTCCACTCGTGTGACCAGTTGTCGCACCAAAATCAATTGAAATACCAGCTGCTAAAGTTTGTTCAGCTCCAGTAATCGCAACACCTGTTGCCTCTGTACCTACTGAGCTATCAAATCCCCATTCAAATGTATCTGGTGTGCCTGTACCATCAATTTTTACAAAGAATGATTTACTTGATGAATCTCCACTATAATGTCCAGCATAAAATGCGTCGTCTAAACCTGTACCAACGAATACTGTATTATCTTCACCAATAGTATTACCAGCGTTCAAATATTGTATATTACCACCAATATTAACATTTTCTGTAGAAGCAATTGTCTGGGTTCCGTTAACCGTAAAGTTACCATCAACAATAAGATTTGAACTAATATGGGTGTCACCTTGAACCCTAAAGCTATTAACAGAATGGTTTTGTTGGTTTATAATTACTTTACCATTACTTGGATCTGAAATTATCACCCAACCTAGACACATAGGATAGTTTGGATAACTAGGAGGCGCATTTTGAACAGCACCATCTGTTAAACCAACAAAGAAATTTTCACCTGCATTTAATGATGAAGTGTCAAAACCATCAATTACACCAGCAACTACGATCTGTCCGTATGAATTGTTTGGTATATCCTCAGCCGCCAAACCTTGTACATTATACTTTGTAGAAGATGTTGCATTTGCTAGAGCAACAGTAGGCGATTCTTGCCCTGCAATATCGGTACGATTACCAGAATAGTAAAGAGGTGAACCTTTATTGATTGTCGATCCTGTTTCGTTATAAACTCTTTCGATAACTTGCATACCAATTTCAATTGGATGATCGAAGTCCGTATAATAATTTAAATTTTTATGATACGGATCATACCAAAGAGCACCTTCTGTGAATCCAATATGGCTATCAGCCCAGCTAGTAGAAAATTCAATTTGTCCAAGAGCAGCTGAATCAGCTTGTAGTGATCCATCTATTTTCACTCTATCTTGAACTCTTAGATATTCAAAATGTTCTGAGAATGGATCAACAAGTATCATACCTGCGCTTGCATCAGCAGTCATAACTCTTGCTATGTGAACAGGATACCCTTCATCAACAGTGATTGATGTATTTGTTAACTTACCATCAGAATCTTTTGAAAGATATAGAACATCTCCAGCAGTATAAGCAGAAGTATCAAGATCTCGCACCATACCATATCTTGTAACCCAACCATGTGCTCCATCTGGAATATCCATTGTTGCAACACCGGTTGGTTGTGCAGTAGAAGATGCATCAGCTTTTGCTAAAGATATCTGAGGATGTTTACCATGTGCTGTGCCTGAAATATAAACTACATCACCATTATTGACTTGTGCACCTGTTAAGTTATGCACATATAATAATATCTCTTGGCCTACATTAAGAGTAACACCTGGTGCAGTGTTTTCTAAAGTCCGAAGAGTAATAGATGGGCCTTTCTGCTCATCAGAGTCATAATACATTGTACCAAATGTACTTGATGGGGGTGTTGATAAGGTTGTAAATTTAATATTATCAAGGTTAGCAGAGTCACCTGTAATTTTTGCAAAGGTAACATCTGAAGTGGTTGCAACAGGTTGCCCAATTGAAACTTCCCCACTTGAAATAGAAACACCAGTTCCAGCTGTAAAATGAGCTCTAACTTCTGAAGCAGATGGACCTGTATAGGTTATTACTCCTGAATTATATGTTAATGAACCATCACCACCAGCATCTGTTACAGAAATTGCTGCCTTAGCATCTGAATCTGCTCGTGCAGTTGTATAATAAAGATTAGAACCTTCTGTAAGATCTGAGGTGGTATTATCACCAAAGTCGCTATCAAATCTAGCAGTTGTATAGTAAAGGTTCGAACCTTCACTTAAATTGGTAGTGGTGAATGGATCTAGAGTAACTACAGTAGGATAAGATCCACCATCTGCTGTACTAATTGTAAGTCTACCTTCAGCTGAATCATATGCAAAATTAGTTACACCAGCAACAGATACCGTGCTAATAGAATCCACGTGACCAAATTGATCTACTTTTACAATAGGAACTGCTGAAGCTGAGCCATAAGTGCCAGCAATATTGGATAGAGTAGGTCTGGTATGAATGTTCTTTAAGTAACTTCCACCATCAGCTGTAGAGATTGTGTAGTTATAATTAGCGCTATCAAAAGTAACTGATGATACTCCAGCAACTGAAACTGTTCCAGCTGAATCAATTTGACCTTGAGCATTAATAGTAAGAACAGGAACTAAAGACGCCGAACCATATACGCCTGAATCTACACCAGTATTAGTTATGCTTAATGTATTGGTACTAGCTGTATATGTTAACCCTGTGCCGCCTAAAGCAGCACTGTCTAGAGCATAGTTGAAATCAGAATCGAAGTTGGCTTTTGTATAAACATTTTCAACATCAAAACTAAATTCACCAGTAGAAGAATTATATGATAAGTCTCCACCAGCTGAGAAATATCCTCTAATAGTAGAAGTTGATGTAGTATCTCCTAATGCAGAATCAAATCTTGCTCTAGTATAATAAAGATTAGAACCTTCGCTTAGATCTGTAGTGCTATGTTCAGAAAGAACGTTAATATCTCTTCCAAGAGGTCTATTTAAATCCCATGTAGCATTTGCATGATCATATAAGATTGTAGCATTAGCTCCAGCTACAGTAATACCAGCACCATTAGCAGCTGAAGAATCTGCAGCGCTATCAGCTAGAACTATGTTCTTATCATTAACCGATAACGTAGTAGAATTAATAGTGGTTGTTGTGCCATTAACAGTTAAATCGCCACCAACGGTAACGTTGCCAGTTGTTGTTAATGTTGTTGCACTCCCACTTCCTAAAAAGGTATTAACACGATCATCTGTATAATAAAGATTAGAACCTTCGGTTAGATCACTTGTTGTATTATCACCAAAATCAGAATCAAATCTAGCAGTTGTATAGTATAAATTAGTTGATCCTTCAGCTAAATCATTAGTGGTATTAGTTGCAAGGTCAATTTGTACAACAGAGCCAGCACTATCTTTTACAGCAAAAATTCCAGAACTATCTGTGATAACTAAATTACCAAGATTAATTGAACTACCGCTTAAGTATAAATCTCTCCATCTACGACTTGAACTACCAAGATCATATGTAATATCAGCTCCTGGTATTAAATTAGTTGATATGCTGTCTACTGCTTGAGTAAAGTCTGACTCAAAGTTTTCTTGAGTATAAGCATCTTCAACGTTAAAACTAAAGACACCAGTTGAATTATCATAGCTTAAATCGCCAGTTGTAGAGAAATAAGTTCTAATTGACGATACTGATGGATCAGAAGCAAGGTCACTATCAAATCTAGATCTAGTATAATAAAGATTAGAACCTTCGGTTAGATCACCAGTTGTTTTAGTTGCAAGTCTGGTATCAAAATCTGTATTTGCTCTAGCAGTTGTATAATATAGATTAGATCCCTCAGATACATCATCTGTAGAATGCTCTGATAGAACATTAATATCTCTTCCAAGAGGCCTATTCAAATCCCATGTAGCATTTGTATGATCGTATGTAATTGATGCTCCGGAAGTTGCAACAGTAATACCAGCTCCATCTGTTGCAGCTGAGTCTACAGCGCTATCAGCAAGAACGATATTCTTATCATTTACACTTATTGTCGTAGAATTAATAGTGGTTGTTGTGCCATTAACAGTAAGATCACCATCAAGTGTTAAGTTATTAAACTGAACATTACTTGATGTTGCAACAGCTTGGCCAATTGAAATAATTCCATTAGCGCTGTCATAAGTTACACCAGTACCAGCAACTAGAGCTGCTCTTGCTTCATCAGTAACATACTCACCCATAGTAGCAGTGAAGTCGCCTGCAGGGGTATTTATTGTAAATTGCCCTCTAGATGAGTCACTAAAGGTAAATGCTTGAACAACAGCGATAGGTCTAGCCACTGCTGAATCAATTTGTCCAGTTGACAAAATGCGGAGATCTAATGATGTTGTAACTCCACCATAATTGCCTGCTTCAACTAGCGTATCAGCAATGGATAGAGTATTGTCAAAATCATTATAATCTAATCCATTACCATTTAGGGCCGCACCATCTAATGCTATATTGAAATTAGAATCAAATATAGCAGCAAAATCAGAATCAAATCTAGTTGTTGTATAATATAAATTAGTTCCTTCAGAAACATCACTAGTGGTTTTAGTTGCTAATCTTACATCAAAATCTGAGTCAGAACGAGCTGTTGTGTAATATAAATTATTGGAACCTTCAGTAATATCATTTGTACTATAATATTGTGAAAGTTCAGCTGAGTCAATACTTAATTTATTGTTTTCAGCATCGTATGTAAGACCAACACCATCAATGGCAGCATTATCTAGAGTTGTGTTAAAGTCTGAGTCGAAATTAGCTTGAGTATAGACATTCTCAACATCAAAACTAAATTCACCTGTTGTGGCATTATAAGATAAATCACCATCAGCTGAAAAATAAGATCTAATATCTTGTCTATAGTATGATGCTAATTCCGCGCTGTCAATTGAAAGAGCTCTAGTTCCGGAATCATATGCAAGTCCAACACCATCTAGAGCTGCGGCATCTATAGCAACATTAAAGTTTGAATCAAAATTAGATTGAGTTGTTGTTAAAGAAATTACACCAGTAGAAGAATTATATTGGACATCGCCAGAACCACTAATCAACTCTCTAATAGATGACTGTAGTGTACTATTATTAGAAACAGCAGAATCTATAAGAGTAAGAGAAGGTACGTTTACCCATCTTGCATAATCGCTATCCCAGATTATTGTATCATCATGAGCCTGAAGAGTGATAAGAGTATCTGATAAACCGCCAAAAGTAATAGTAGCTCCAACAGTACTTCTAATTGGTCTACCAACTTTGACATTTTTAATTTTTGTTGTTATGATTCTATCTGCCATGTTCTCTTACCTAGTGACTGATGGTGTTACTTGAACTCTACCTTCTAGAATTCTTTCTTTAATTACGGCGCCATCACTATCTACAAAAGAAATTTCAACATCATATACCCATCTTCCCGGTTTAATAGCATCAGTTTGACTATTTGTAAGAGATAAGAGTATAACTCCATCAGCTGCTGGTACACCTACGCCCGCAGTAAAATCAACAGTGTCTGCCGAGTCACTGTTATAACTTTTCTTCATTTTTGCTTGGATTGTATGGTTAGATAAATCTTTAACTGATCCGTCTATATTTACGCAGCTTATTTCTACAGATACATCGCTGCCTTGGTCAATAGTAAACTCTTCATATTGGGCCATGAAATCCTCGTGTTTCTTTGTCGGACGCGCCAACACGCCCCTGCTCCATTTGATTTTATTTATAATCAAATCAATTTATAAAAAAATAAAAGGCCAACAATGTTGACCTTTATTTTAAAACTAATTATAAACTAAAATTATTTTCTACCATACCAAGTGATTTTTCCACCGGGTCCAGTGCTGTCATCGGTGTAGTATAAATCTTTAGCAAAAGCGCTATCTCTTAATATACCAGTTTCATATTGTACTACAGCCCCATCTTGGCCCACTACGTATAATAAGGTTCCACGATCATTCCATTGAATAGCATTAATGCCGTTACCTATTCCTCTTTCGTAGGTGGCGGCTTTGTTTATAGTCCAGTGAGTAAAATCACCAGAGTCACCAAGATAAGAAGTACCACTACCAACAACTCCAGTCATACCTTTTACGTCTGCTATGTTATATAATCTATATGTCATAGCACTATCTGCGTTCGTGTAAAACTCCCGCCTTGGAACATTAATCGCGGTCCCAACGCTTTTGCTGATGCCAAAACCGGACAGTGTATCAGTCCCACCGCGGCCAGAAGCCGCAGCAGCGCTATCATACCAATCCCATGGTTGCACCGTGCGCAAATCCCATGGTGTATCTAAAGTAAAGTTTAGTATAGCGTCGCCGCCAGCAAAATCGTCAACCGCGACAGTTAATATTTTCCCATCATTACTAATGTCAAAGGCTTGAATGTCGGTATAATATCTCTGTTTCGTTGGTGAATAATTGGAGCCTTGATATCCGATGTGCTGAGCAATATTAAAGTGATAAGCACTACTATCAGCCGTAATATTAGCATCAGCTGCATCAGTTAAAGTTGCTGAAATAATCCAATCGCTTCTGTACCCAACGTAGTTGCTTCCTATACTATCATGATGATCCCAATCATACCAACTTTTATAATTATATCCTCTATCATGTCTTGGAATTATTCCACGTACATGCATTAGAACTTTTCTACTTTGTTGAGTAGACGGAATCGCAACACTTTCTGGTCTTTGAATTCTTATTTTCACCGCTGACGCGACAAAATTACCGGATGATGGGCCAATATACCAGTCATCACCTGCGGCTACATTTAAAAAATCAGAATCTATAGCAATAGTTGTTGCTGGGCTGGTGAATGAAGCAGTAGAAGACCAATTGTGCCAATAAGAGGATGAAGTATTATATCTTCTTAAGGTCCCGCAATGGGTGTCACCTGCCACGTCATCTCTAGACTCTAGAGTCCATATCAGTTGATTGTGTGGAAATTCAACATCAACTAAATTATTTACTGCAGAATATGGATATGATTTAAAGAAAGCACCATAATATAAATCATTTCTAAATAAGTTTGCTTCAGAATAATCCCATGATTGAGAATCTCCAATAAAGTTATGGCCAGAATAATATCTATGAAATTCTGAAAGATCTCCCCTAGGATTATTTACTTGCCATGAAGTAATTTGACTTGCTTCTTGCTGTAATTGGAAACCAGTGGTTGGTGATGCACCATATCCAACATATCTTCTAACAAAGTAATAGGGCGGTCCGTAATGTACAGTAACGAAAGAACTTTTACCAGAAGCTTCATTGTATCCAGCTGGCCAGAATTTAATATTATGAATACCGCCTCTGAAATAGGTATCCCCAGCACTCCTGTCTAAATCATATTGAACAGTGTCATTTGGATAAAAATCTTTCGGCAACCTTTGTCCGGCGTGTCCCCCGTCAGCACTATCTCTCCACGGCCCTTGCTTATTCCAAAGTTGAGATTTAAATTCAGGGTAATTCATATCAACAACCATCAGAGGGCCATTATCACTATCTAATCTAGAAGGCCTTAAATTTCTGATATCGTAACTTACAATATGGCCAAGGTTTGGATTATGTAATAATAGCATTTATACCTCTTAGGCAAAGTTTTGGCCCACGACAGCGCCATATACGGATGTTCCACCATCAAATGTAAAGAATTGATAAAGTTGATCTTGAGAAGGACCGGCTGGAGTTTGTGGAACTGCGCCGCTACTCCATTTCACAGAAGCTGGCCATGTAATATCTACACCACCCTGATTGCTGGCTTTATATAAGACCATAATTTGAGCAAATTTACCAGAGGCTGGAATATTAGAGAAAGCCACTGTAAAGTTTGAGCTGCTAGCAGATGTAATTTGAAAGAAAGCGGAAGTAGACCAATTTAACGTTTCAGTCGATCCAGTATTAGTAGATGAATTATGATCTAGAGAAAGGTTGCCAACAGTAAGTGCACCTTCGACTGTAACATCATCATCGTTGAAAGTCAAAGCAGCTGTTGGCGAAGTTCCAGATTTAATTACAAGTTGGCCACCAGATTGTGACAATCCCCCAAAGATCGTATCGGTATCTTTTAGTGTTATATCACCTCCAGCAGCATCAAGTATAATATCATCGCCAGATTTAATTACAATATCATCTCCTGCGCCTGAATATATAGTTGGTTCAGTGCCAGAAACATCAATCCATAAATCAGCTGTTGTGTCGTGTTCGGTAAATTCAATTATACCGTTAGCAGGTCCTATTCTAACATCTCCACCTGTTCCAAAGTCTGTCAGAATTTTTAAATTGTTCGCACCTTGTGCTTCAATCTCTACATTGTCCCCCAAAGCATAATTAATCCAGATTGCATCTGTACCAGCATCTTTAAATTTAATATTACCAGCAGCAGCATCAAGTATAACATCTCCAGAAGCATCTAGAGTAATATCTCCAGTTCTAGTAAGGCCATCACCATTAAACTGTGAAGTAGTAATCTCACTCATCGCTTTACGAGATTCTGTAGTACCATCTTGAAGAATAAATTCAGTGGTGCCTGCTACTCCACTAGTCATATCAGTTAAAGTAGAGAAGTCTAATGAGAGAGCGTGAGCTATTCCTTCGCCTGAGCTGGCACCAGATGAAGCAATACCATTACTAACAGCAATAGTGCTTACATAATCACCTGATGTTTTCGTTCCAAGCGGAATGTCTGTTAAATTTGCTAGAATATAATCATTAGATCCAAACGCTGAATCAATCATATCATTTACTGATGCAGAGTCGACAGCATCAATAGTTACTGTACCACCAAGAGTTACTGTTTGGCCAGTCGGATCTTCTCTAGTTTTAATAGTAATATCATTAGAAGTCACATTGCCATTCGTAACAGTAAAGTTAGTTGAATTAAACTTAGCCACACCTTTTTGAGTATCGCTAGCATCATCTGCTGATACTGTAAATGTGCCAGATGAATTTGTTACATGCACACCTTTTGGATCATCACCTTGGAATGTAACAGTAGATCCTAAAGAAATGGCAGTAGATGTAGCAGCACTATCAGCAAATGTAATAGATGAGTTTGTTAGCTTAGCATTAGCAATTGAGCCTTCAAGCTGAGTATTTGAAACCCCGCCTGCTTTGATACTTACTGCGCCACTTGTGACACCAAAGTCTGCAGTTGCAAATGATGCAATACCTTTAGTAGCTGTGGTTGCATCATCTACAGAAACTGTTAATGTGCTACCAGATAGATTAGTTTGTACTGAAGTTCCACCATCAATTTTTAAGATGGCGCTACCAGATGTTGCATTGATAAAGTATTCGTCATTATCATCATCTCTAACTTTCCAACCACCTGTAGCTGGAGAAGCAATAGACAACTGATAGAAAGATCCGGTGGAGTCAGTAGCTTCCCAATATTTAGAAGTCTCATTCCATCTAATACCTTGATAATAATCAGTCCCGTTTTCAGTACCCTTAGTTAGAGAAGATCCATCTATATAAATTCCGGCATTTGCTGCTGATGCACTATCAGTAATACCTTTTGAAATAACTATCGTTGCATCTTCAACTGCTAGAGTAGATGCATTTAGAGTAACTGTATCACCATTAACTGTTAAGTTTCCAGTAACTGTCATATCATTGCTGACAGTCAAATCATTAGTAACAGTCAAGTCATTAGCAATTATTACATCGCTTGGAAGGCCAACAGTTACAGCAGCAGTTTCTGATCCTGACCCAGAAACAGCAATTTCATTTGTGGTACCAGCAATAGTAGCTACATAATTACCAGTTGTTTCAGTACCTAGAGCAACACCATCATCTTTAATTGTTACAACACCGCTTGTAACTAAGAAATTATCTGTACTAAATGAGGCTACACCTTTATTCGCACTAGTCGCTAATTCAGCATCAACTGTAAATGTGTTCGCACCATCATCATATGTAAAATCTATACCTTCACCCGCTACAAATAGATTGTTAATTCTATCATCAACACGTTCATTAGTATAGTAAAGGTTTGTTGAGCCTTCAGTAACAGCATCAGTTGTATCAGCATCTATTTCATTAATAGCACCAATAAGAGTCTGAGCGGTAGTGTTTAATCCACCAGAACCAATTGAATCATTTAGTTCATTAATAGCGTCAATAAGAGTTTGGGCTGTAGTACTTAATCCGCCATTACCAATAGAGTCATTTAATTCATTAATTGCTGCAGTAATGTTAGTAGCAAGCGTGTTCAATGACATAGAACCAATATCGGTTTCGTGCTCATTGATAGCGCCAATAACATTCTTAGCAGTTGTTGTTAGTCCACCCTCTGTACCCATAGAGTCACGTAGCTCATTGATAGCGCCGGTAAGAGTGGTTGCTACTGTAGTCAAAGACATATTACCAATGTCACCCTCGTGCTCATTTATCGCACCAATTACAGTAGTTGCAGAAGTGTTTAATCCACCAGAACCAATTGAATCGTTTAGCTCATTGATAGCTCCTGTCAAATTGGATGCAACCGTATTTAATGACATAGAACCAATATCGGTTTCATGTTCATTAATCGCACCAATAACATTCTTGGTGGTTGTAGTAAGGCTACCAAAGGTGCCCATAGAATCTCTTAATTCTTCTATAGCATCTTGGAAACTAGTAGAGGCCATTCCACTAAATGCTACGTTGCCAGTGCTATATAGATCAGTCTCATGCTCATTGATAGCACCAATAAGAGTTTGAGCAATTGTATTCAATCCACCAGAGCCAATTGAATCATTTAATTCATTAATGGCAGCTGTTAGGTTTGATGCATCAGTAGACAGCGACATAGAACCAATATCAGTCTCATGTTCATTGATCGCATCAGCTAGTGTAATAGCAGTTGTATTTAAACTTTGAGTGGGTTCTGCAAATGTATTTAAAGTATCAATTTCAACTTCTAATTCACTAATGGCGCCACTTACGGTAGAAGCAGTTGTTCCCATAGCACCAGCAGTAACAGTACCTAGTTCAGCATCTAATTCGTTAATCGCTTCACTGATATTTTTAGCAGTTGTAGAAAGTGTTGTATGTGCTCTTGGCCCAAGATCTGAATCTAATTCGTTAATTGCGCCTTTGATTGTTTGAGCAGTTGTAGTGATAGCAATGGAGTCACCCATTGAATCATTTAATTCGTTAATAGCAGCTGTTAGATTTGATGCATCGGTATTTAGTGTTGATACATCTCCAACCGAGTCAATAAGATCATTAAATCGCAATCTTTGAGTATTTAATGTATCTCCAAGATCAACATATGGTATTCTAGAATTCGCCATTATTTTTGCTCTCTAATAGTTTTTGCAGCATTGCTTTAATGTCATTAACATCAGACTTTATTTGATCTAACTCTTCACGTTCTTTTAATTTTGCATCTCTAGCTTTGCGCCTTTGCTGTGCTTTTTCTTTATTTATATTCACAATCGCATTGGTTCTAAGATCTCGTGCTAGATCAGGATGGCCTTCAACTTTTATTAAATAATTACTTATCATATTGTAGCTATTGTTCTTAAATTTTGGAATGTAGGCACGTTTGAAGATCTAGTAGAATTAAATGTAATTTTAATTTGATACTCATCAAAGGATGGTATATCAAATACATTAAATTCAAATTCTGAATAGACTTCACTGATTGGTTTCTGAGAATAATTAGATGAGTTCGGCGGATTGATTGTTTTGCTAAACTCAGTCCAAGTGGATTGTGCTAATGGCGTATCAGATGCAGTTTGTTTTGTTCTATACCAAACACTAAAATCAGATCCATGTGGCTTTCTAGCATCCATAATAACTCTAATAGATGTTGCATCATCTTCTAAAACAAATGGTATTGTCAAATGTTTTGAAGCAGTTGTTCCACCATCGGCTAAAGTTTCACTAACATAAGATATTGTGGAAAGAGTATTTCTATCACTATCACCATCTGAATTAATATCTTCAGAAGCAGAATCTTGATAATCAATAAAGTTACTAATAGATCCAAATGTACCAGCATTTACATTAATATAAGGAGCGGTGTATTTGTTCGTTGTATTTAGACTGATGTTTAAATAAGTAGATGAACTATCTACTCCTTCATTTTCTGCAGACAATATGACGTGTGGATCTTTAAGTCTTGCTATTTGCCTAATAGGAACTTTTACATTTGATGTTCTAACACCAGCAGTCTCTGTGCCACCAAAAGATTTATGTGTAATAAATGATCCATTTGCATAAATTTCTGTGTTTGGTGGTGACAAATGCGGTAAGTCCAAAATCATATCATTAATTACATATTGCTCAGTAGCTATCATATCTGTTCCGCCAAATCTACCGCTAGAATCAGCTGAAGAATCCATAATAAATGTATATCCATATGGGTCAGCTTTTGTTATTGTTCTAGAACCTATAATTGATTTGCCAAACACCCCGCCATATGCTGTATCACTATCTAATCCAGATAATGTTACTTTATCACCGGGCAAGAATCCATGAGCTGGATGAATTATCTGAGCAGAATCAGCACTAGATGTTAGAATTAAAGGATCGGCTACGTATCGTGTATAATTTTCAGTATATCTATTTTCTGTTAACCGTTTTTCCGCCGGAGGAGCAATTCTAACTCTAGCATAGTTATAACTTTGATCAAAAATAGCTCTATATACTTTGAATGCTATATCAGTATTTTGATCTTTTGACCAAGCAGTTCCATTAGAAGATTGAAAAAATACACCAGCATCTAATTGATGTGTAACTTTTAAAGTGTTAGAACTCGGCAATTGATATTCATCAAGAGTACCGGCATAAACTTTATATTGTCCAGCCGGCGCTGACGTGTATGCCACAATAGCAACTTCAGTATTTTCTGGAATATAAACTGGTTCTTTAAAACTAAATTTATATTCTGTACTATCAGAGAATGTAGTACTAGCTTTTGTTCTAATTTGAGCCGCAGTAGCTGATACTCTTGTTCCAGGAATAAATCTTTGGGATGATGGATTGCCTCCTTCTACAACAGGCCGCAATTCAATCATAATTGGCAATTGGTCTTGAGTCACTGTAGGCGCACTATAGAAGAAAAGTCCTATACTTGTGATTACAGATCCACTTGGTTCCAAAACCCTAAAAGTTTGAGCCATTGGGTTAAGTTGTTCAGTAAGTTGTAAATTACCAGCCATTATACTACTTCCCCATTCTCTCGAATAAACTTGGTTTCTCCACCAACAATATCAAATACTTTCATCCAAAAATTCTTTACTGGAGTAAATATAATACCATACTTATTTTCACCATAGTAATATTTTCCATAAGCAACTAATGGATCAGCAAATGTCTTTGTAACAACCCATTTAAATACTTTTGACTTTCTCATTAATGGTACAAGAACTTCTGCTAAACGATAATATCCACGGCGATTACGATCTGTCATATATTCATCTCTATAGCGCCGTACTACTTTATCCATAGTACCATTTCCATATCTAGCTTCTAGCATAATAAAGCAACATCCGCCAGACCCTGCTTTTTGTGATGAGCCACTACCGCCACCACCGCCTGAATTGGTGTGGTCAAAAACTCCGGTTTCCCAGCCAAACCTGTTTTCCTTTTTTACAGTAGATTGACTACGGATTTTCATCGCGTCTTCCCATGTAATACCATCTTTCCACGTAGTGACAGTATTAGTAGATGACTCGTAATGGGAATAAATGAGATTAGAAGAGCTACCATTATCATTATCATTCGAACTGTTGTTTGGTGGTGGGGGAGGATCTGCAACAGTTACCCAATCGTATATTGGCACATCATACGCTACTTGACTGGTCACGGTATTTTCTGTATATACTTCATATACTCCTGTAGAATAAAATTCAGCCTGAGCATATGATAAAGCTTTAGATTTGTCTAAAATGCTAATATCAATCGCTGTCATTACTCGAGTGCCAATTTTAAAAGATAGGGTATCATTTGATTGTAAGTAAAATGCTCCACTAATAGTTCCCGCAGCATCACTATTAATAGGCCCTGAAGCGTTGGTTGGCCCACCTTGCGCTGTTGGGAATGCAGTAGCATCGATGTAAGTATCGCCTGGAGTTCTCAACTTTGAAGTAATTGCTGAGTTGTTATAAGTATCTAAATTATAACTTGTATTAATCCATTTTGTAACATCTACTCCATCAAAGAAAATCCAGTGCGGTGTTGATGGCCGAAGACCAACAAATTCAAAAAAGATAAAAGCGGGTTTACAGATATTATTGACTTCATAACCCAAATCTTGTTCTACAGTTTGAGTTTCTTCTCTATATTTTATTTCTGTGCCGACTTGTTGATATTGTAATGCCATTTTTTTATTATCCTACTCCACCATCTGTATTTTCTTGACCTTGTGATGAAACTACACTTGTACCAATTTCAGCTATAGCAGCAGTTGAACCTAATTCATAACTAACATCAACTTTCTTACGAGTTGAGAAAGCTTGACGAGGTGGTGCTATTTCTCCAGATCCAACATTCTTATTTAGTTCAAATTGATTTACATTAATAGCTTTTGAAGCTACATTTTGATTAATCATAACTTCTTCAGTGAATTTTGGCCAAACAGTATTACCATAAATTTTTGTACTCACTGATTCGTTTGAATCGTAATATAGAGAGCTTGTTCTACCAAAAACAAGCGGGCCTACCATACCTAGATTTTTATCAAGACGAGCTCTATAATCTATGTCTGAGATATGAGATTGTATATTACTTGTAAAAGTATCACCAGTAATACCTTGCTTTACTCTGTCTGGTAAAGTGGCATCATTAGGATCTCTAACAGTAAGCGCTTGTAAATCTTGTTCAGCTATTGTAAGAGCTGTAAGTTTTTCTACATTACGTAATCTATCATCCATATTACGGATTTGAGACATATTAAATCCGCGATGATCTACAGTTCTAATGGTTAGATCTCTTTCATCGAAAGTATATGGATTTAAAGTTACTGTGTGCAATATCAGATCTTGAGGTTTTATATTAGGTAAGATAGGACTATTATCTGTTTCACCAGGTGTAACCTGTAAAGTTCCGGTAGGCGACATATGAATTACATCAATCCGTGGCTGCCAGTTTGAAATACTACCTACAGTAATCGTAGAGGCATTCTTTGGCAATGGCTCAATAACTGCACCAGTTCCTGTAAAATTAGCTCCAGTATTATTTTTTACTGGTCTCATATCAATAACATCAGTCAATCGATAAGATTTTCCGGTGTTTGTTGCATAGAATGGAACTTTTTCATAAGCAATGTCGGGATAAGAATTTTTCCCAGCGAAATAGTCTCCAGCAGTATGAGTGAAATAGTCATAGGTAACTGTTATCGTACCACCCGGTACTGTTTTACCCTGCTTGACTCTTCCTCCACCGACAGTATAAAAGTTATCTCTCTGTCCATTATCAAATATAAATCTATTCGTAATATCTAAACCAGTAGCATCTTCAACCACAGATCTAAATAAGTAAATATCAGCTTTACTTAATTTAAATTCTCTATTGCTAATTGAAACTGATTCAGTTTGATTTGATTGTCTACGTTTAATTTTTAATACAGCTGGCTTATTTTCATATGCTAATAGTCTAACAGCTTTACCATTTTCCAAATTTGAGATAGTAGTTGTTGTTCCACCAACAGCATCATAAGCTGGAGGGGATATATGCTCACCAGCTGAATCGTACTGTAGTATCCAATTCTCACCATCTGTAAATGTATTATTTGAAATATCAGAAACTTGGAAACTAGCAGTGCCACCAACTACTGTATCAGTATCGATACGAGTAACTGGCATTGTAACATTTGAAACTGATTGAACTCTTCTCCGACCTAATGGGAATAAGAGCGAATTATCTTCTTTATCAATTAGACTTACCACACCTTGTACAGTTTTTAGAGTAGCATAATCAGCTGAGTCTGTACCAATAGTTAAAATATTTCTAAATGATTTAGTATCATTTAAAGTAACATCAAACAAATGAATTCGATACTCATTTTCGTACTCATCAATACTTCTAATTCTTGCTGTACCAATAGCGCTGTCAAATGCATAATTATCATACAAGTTAATTGTATCAAAATTAGAAATCTTTCCAATCAGACCTCTAAAGTTTGCGCTATCAGCTAGTACATAGTTACCATATCTTGATGAAACAAACGTATTTGTTTTAGTATCTAAATCAGTAGATGTGCTTCTCGGTTTTTGAACTCTTAAAGGATTGGCTGCTGCCGCTCTTTCAACTCTATTACCCTTAATAAATGCTGTACCACCATTTACTACATAGCGCAGATAATCTGTGTCACTATCTGTTTGTACAGATAGATTAAATTCATTACCTGGATTTTTTACAATAAAATCACCATTAATATCAAACGTTCTTGCTGCTAGCATGTTTGTGATTTCACCGAGTTCATCAGAATGATTAATCTTACGTACTACACCACTTATCATTTCATACAAACGATAGAATGTTTTTCCAGCAGCAGCCTCTGATTCTTTTTGCAAAACCAAGCGAATTCTATAACGATCAGCACCTGGTGAAGTTAAGTTAGGAGTAGATCCAGCGTTATCATACAGAGCATTATCATCAGCCGTTGTAATAATTTCTTCATATAACTCAAAACCAATCACTTCGGTTGGGTTTGGATTATATTTTTCAATAACTAATGTTTGAGCTTCAACGGTAACCATATGTCCAGCAACGAAAGTGTCAAATGCTGGAGTCTCAATCATAGATCCTTTACCAATTGCCAAATCACTTTGGTCATTGGCAGCTACTGTAAGAGTACCAGTACCAGCACTAGTGCTATAGTTAAGAATATCATTAGCATTAAATGTCGCTGGAGCTTCTTCTGTATCAGAAGAAGTTTCCTCGGCTGAACTAATATAACTTACTAGCAAAGTAGCTGGATCTCCACCAAGAGTAGCTGGAATTGCAGCTTTTACAATAGCAGTACAACCATCACCAGTTCCGACATTATTATAAATTCTTGTTCCAACAAGCGTAGAATAATCATCTCCAAGACCACCAAAAGAAACTAATTTAACATATCCAACTGGATTAAATCCAGAGCTAACTGCTCCAGCGGATCCATATATTCCGCCTTCTTTGAATAAGAATTTTCCCATCCGCGCTGTTTCAGCTTGGATGATAGTTTGCAGTTGAGTTAATTCTCTTGCTTGAAGAGCTCTACCATTATTAAATAAAATTCGGTGATAATGATCACTATCACGATAATCATCTTTATATTCTGTTGCAAACGTTGTTTGTGTTAAATTAGTAGCCATTGTATATCCTTAGAGTCTAATAACGACTTTAATGTCTTCGGTTTGGACTGCATCACGAGTGATTGGTTCAATATTTGATAGGAACAATAAATCACCAGAGTGTGGGTTAACATCAGGTCTTATTGCGGCAGAATCAGCCGTGATGCCTGACGTAGCCCCAATCGAAATAGTATCACCATTAGCAAAGGCTTCAAAGCCTGTAGTAATATCATCTTGGTGGTACCAAATTCTAGTTGGAGATCCAGCATCTGACCAATCTAAAAGAGCTTTAGCAGTTCCACCAGTCTTAGAAATAGTGTCGGGTGTTCGGAAAGTAAGTCCAGTATATTGGCCATCTAACTTCATTTGTTTTAGAGCCAATCCAGAAAGTCCGGTGAATTTGGTAACATCATTATCACTATCAAAATTGAGAGGATTTCTAAGAAGTCCTACTTGTCTATAATCTTGATCTACTACAAAAGTTGGGCTACCATTGACTTGTTCATCTGCTTCAGGCTTAATATTGAACATAATCGCATTTGCTTTTAAATCCTCAATTGGATTATATCCAAGGCCATTAACTGGAGCAAAGACTGGTTTAATAATAGCTCCAGATCCACCACCAGAATTAATTGTAATTTTTACGTTTGCATAATCGTAACCAGATCCAAGAGCAGCATTGAAAGTTGGTTTAGTTATATCAACTCCAACTCCAGCACTATCACCAATCATGACATGACCAATAACGCCATTACTTTGAACGATAGCTCTACAGGTTGCGCCAGATCCATTTCCAACAACGCTTAAAGTAATTGCACCAGAAGTGTTTGAATATCCGGTCCCGCCGTTAATGACATCATATGCCACAATAGAACCAGCTGCAGCTCCGGTTTTTGCTAGGTACTGACCATAGTATGGATCACCAGCAGCTGCTGAATCGACATACTTACATGGCATCCAAGCAGCAGTCATAAAGCTGTTAGCATCTGGTGTTGAAATTGTATATAGATATTTCCAAATGTAACCATCGGTTTCAAGCGTTAAAGTGTTATTAGTATGATCTGGCTTTTGGTCTGATGGTTGTTCTTCACCAGCAGCGTTTTTATTTGATCTAATACAAACATATACGTTATTATCTTCAGTAATTACATATGGCGATTGTGCTGCTGGATGGTTTGTTGTTTCCCAATCAGAGAATTCATAATATGTATCTCCTGCTGTCCAATCTCTTTTTGGTACTACCCAGCTGAAAGCTTCAACTGCTTTTACAGACTGCATTCTATATCTGAATTCTCTTTCATCACGCTTATTAACACTAAAACCAGGAATGGTTGTATCATTAACACTAGCGTTCGTAGGATCGCTCCATACTTCTGATCTACCAATTGCAATATAGTAATTGTTGTCAGAATCACCTACTCTAGTTCCTTCATTTTCATTAAAGAGCTTTTGAACTAAGTCTCTTTTAAGTGTATCTGTTAAAATAGAACTCATTTTTTATTTCCTATGCAGATATTGTATATTCGCCACCAATGACATACCATTTGCTATTTATCCATACCATCATAACCGCTTGCGCTTCGGTAAGCTTGATGGTATATGTTGGATTAGCATTACCAAATGAAGTTGGATCGATAGTCACTGTACTTGTGCCAATATTTGTAAATATTTTTATTTCTCCAGCCACATTGCCATCAGCTACAGTAACAGTAATAAGATTTGTTACAGTATAATGTGATCCAGTAGAAGAAGCGGTGGATGTAGTACTAATAGCCGAATCTACTGGGATTGCAAACTTATCAACTGTAACCGAACCTGTGCCTTTAGACTGCAGAGCTAAATTGATATTTGTAGATCCACCCGTAGAAGTTATTGAAGGAGCACCACCATTTGAATTTTGTACTGTAATCTCATTAGTAGCTGAACCAGTGGCAGTGAATTTAATTATTTCATTATTATTAGTATCATTTATTCCAGTTATAATTTTTGGAGAAGTAATAGTGGCTCCAGCAGAAATAACTGTTCCACTTCCAAGTGTTTTATTTGTTAAGCTCTGAGTATCAGTAGTACCAACAACAACGCCTGTTGGAATAGCTTTAGCAGAAGCAGATCCGTCAATATTACCTGAACCGTTTGATACGACAAAGCTACTAGCAGCAATTCCTGATAATGTATTATTATCTGCGCTAATAGTTTTATTAGTCAAAGTCTGTGTAGCAGTATCAAGTAAGATATTTCCTGTTGAATCAGGAAAAGTAATTTCGATTTGAGAAGCGCCTTC